GTATAATCGATAATGCTACAAGCATTGGATACATTGATGCCGAAGGCGAATTTGTCTCAATTAGAACACGTATTGGTATTAGAGATGTGTTATACACAAACTTTATTAACCCAATGGTATTCTTTACAGGTAACGGATTATTGAACTACGGTAACAAAACGTCATTCAATTCATCCTCTGCATTAGATAGGGTTAACGTTGCACGATTAGTTGCTTACATACGTAGACAATTGATTCTTGCTTCAAGACCGTTTGTCTTTGAACCTAATGACCCTCAAACAAGAAAGTCTATTAAAGCAGTAGTAGAAACATTGTTCCAGGATCTAGTTTCAAAACGAGGATTATATGACTACTCAGTAGTGTGTGATGATTCTAACAACACCCCAGCAAGAATTGATCGTAACGAACTTTGGATTGACATAGCAGTAGAGCCCGTGAAAGCCGCTGAGTTTATCTACGTTCCGGTTAGAATCTTTAATACTGGCGAGTTATCAGGCGCATAATATAAAGAACAAGTGAGCGGTTTTTAAAGCCGCTCAATTTTAGATAAATAAAAGTAGACTATGAAAATATAGTCAATTTAATAGGAGATTTACAATGGCATCAGCCTCAGCAACATTAACGAACCTTTCGGTAAAGCCAGAAGGCGGAGAAAACCAGAACTTGTTAATGCCGAAACTACAATATAGATTCCGTGTGAACTTTATTAATTTTGGCTTTGACGATGATTCATCACTAGTACTAACAAGACAAATAGTAGATTGTGCAAGACCCCAAGTTCAATTTGATGAAATCACAATGAATGTATACAACTCACGTGTCTATCTTGCAGGTAAGCACACATGGCAAACACTTGCAATCAACGTCAGAGACGATGCTTCTGGTAATGTATCAAAAGCAGTTGGTGCTCAGTTACAACGTCAATTGGATTTCTATGAACAGTCCTCAGCATCTTCTGGTTCTGATTATAAATTTATGACTGAAATTCAAATCTTAGACGGTGGCAATGGCATCTCTACTCCAGGAGTATTAGAAAACTGGAATTTAGTAGGTTGCTATTTACAACAAGCAAACTATCAGACTCTAGCCTATGGTACATCTGATGCAGTAACTATTGCTCTGACTTTACGTTTCGATAACGCAATCCAAATGAACAAAGGTGGAACAGCGGTCGATGCAGAAGGCGCTGGTGTAGGACAATCAGGTTTACAGACTTTCCCAAGTTCAACTGATACTGCTACATAAGTATAAATTTAGTTCAATTAAAGAAACCGGTTTAAACCGGTTTTTTTATGGGTTTCGTAAAGTGATAAATACTCTTATAGGAGAGTTATTATATGAGTTCTAAGATCGGCGATGCGGTAGGTGGTTTTGCCAAAGACCTCGGCAGAGATATATTTGACAATTTAACAGGTCGAGTATACCTGCGTGATTGGCAACATGCGTCTAAAACATTCTTACCTGGTAGCCAAGGCAATGCAGGTAAAGTTAAGTTTACTTTCCATACTTACTTTTCTATCAACGAACAAGCATATCAACCTCCAACTGGACAGAACTACGGTTTATTAGTGAAGTCAGTTAAGCTACCTGGGTTTAATATAGATGTAGAGACTATGAATCAATACAATAGAAAACGTTTGATTCAATCAAAAATTAAATATCAACCTATTGATATTACATTCCATGATGACAATGCATCTCAGATTACTGCGATGTGGGACGCATATTATAGATATAACTATGCAGATTCTTGGAACCCAGTCGTTGATCCTTTCTCTACTGCATCTGCGATAAAGAATTTCAATAGACGCAACATTTATGATCCATCTATCTCAGGTGATACTGAATATGGTTACAGGGGTGATGCACGTGGACCCGGTGGAGACAGAGCAGACGGTGGAGAAAAGATTCCTTTCTTTAATAACATTACAGTCTATGGTATGTGGGCTGGCCAGTTTATTGCATATACACTAGTCAATCCGATTATTACTACATTCGACCACGATACATATGACTATGCCGACGGTGGCGGAACCATGCAAAACAGAATGACTATCGATTATGAAACTGTCCTATATAACTCAGGCACTATAGCCAAGGGGGATACAGAAGAGAGTGGTACCGCAGGTAGCACTAAAATTCCTGGCTTTGCAGAATCTTTCAACTATGACAAGAGCGAAAGTCCTTTAGAGCAAGGTGGAAATAATCCGTTCGGGCCATATCCTCCTGGCGGCAGTTCAATTGGTGGGAGAGACATCATAAGAACGGCATCTGAAATTTACAACGACGGTGGAAAAGGCATTATTTCTAGTGCAAAGAAAGCAGTAACAGAAGGTATAAAAGATGCAGTACTAGGTGCTCTATTTGGAGGCAAAGATAAAGACACATCAGCAATTTTCCCGACAAATGGTTCGACTCCTGCAATGGTAAATATTGCTAACCAAGGCAAAGTAACTGGTGCGAACAACAACAATACTTCCGCAACCCCCGCACCTGTAGCAGGAAAACAAGTAACTACAGGAGGAGGAACATAATGGCTTTACAACTAACAGAAAGAGAAAACACACTTGAAATTTTTGATAACTTTTATAGTCAATCATTAAATGTAAATGCAAGTGAATGGGACTCAGTATATTCTTACTTTTTAGGTGTATTAAAAGGTAACCCTGAATCTGCAAGTGTTAAAAAAACAGCATCACAATTCGCAACAGTATTATTTCAAATTTCACAAGAAACTGGAACAAACATTCAAATCTTTATGGATTACTTTAGAACAAATGTACAAACTACATTGCAAGTAAACACAGAAATGGCTTTTTATCTTAATCTATTAAAGTCAAAAACAGCATTGTACGGAGTATCAAATGTTCCTACTCCTAATCAAGCAGTACAACGCAACGTTATACCTTAAGGTTACTACATGCCTCGGAAAACACGATACGCACAGGGTCTATACGAAGTCAAAAATCCACATAAATATGTAGGTAAAGGAAAGCCTAGATATAGATCAGGATGGGAACTCACCTTTATGATCTTTTGTGATTCGAATGACAAAATACTTAACTGGGCAAGTGAGTCTATAGTTATACCTTATATGCATCCTTTAAAAGGCAAACGAACTAATTATATACCTGACTTCTTTATAGTATACCAGGACAAATATGGAAGAACAAATGCAGAGTTGATTGAGATCAAACCAAAAGCACAAAGTATTATAACAGAAAAAGTTCAAAATGCAAGACAACAAGCAGTCGTTGCGATTAACCATGCTAAATGGCATTCAGCTAAAGCATTCTGTAAGGCTCAAGGTATGAAATTTCGTGTAGTTACAGAAGACGATCTTTTCTACAACGGTAGATCAAAGTAACTAAATACATATATGACAAAGAAACTTGAAGAATTGTTTGACATAGCATCTGGTGAAGATAACGAATTAAACGAGCCTATTCCAGGTGTCGCTAAAGAAGTTACCCTAGAAGCAATTAGTAACCTCGAGAAAATAGAAACAGCATTGCCTACTGTACGAGGTTTAGAAGCATCTGACCAAGAGTTAGATACTTTAGCTACCATGGCACAAACAAGTTTTCAAGACCTTATGGATTTAGGTATGCAAGTAGATTCACGTTTTAGTGGAGATATCTTTAGTGTTGCGAGTAACATGTTAAACCATGCTATTACTGCCAAAACTGCTAAACTAAACAAGAAATTAAAAATGATTGACTTGCAATTAAAGAAAGCAACATTAGATCAGCGACAAGCAAAAGTTGACGAAAAAATAGATAATATCCCGTTAGGGGAAATTGGTCAAAACTTAGATCGCAATGAATTACTGCGAGTTTTAACTGGTAAAAATACAGAAGAATGATAAATATATTACACGGGAACAAAACATTATGAGAAGTCTTAAAAAATATATCGCAGAAAGCGTACACACTTATGATTATACAATCAAAGTTGCAGGAGACGTTGACAAGAACTTCCTAGAGTTGTTCAAATACAACCTAGATAAGTTTTCGCCTGTCGAAATCAAAGGTCCAACATCAACACCAATTCAAAAAGATCCATATGGTTTTCCAAATTTATCTGATGAACCCGTACATATTTTTAAGTGCAAATTTGCATATCCTTGTACTGAACCAATGGTTCAACAGATGGCTCAGTTATTAGGTCACAACGTTAACTATGTAAGAATGATCAATACTTCATACAATGACAGTGTTACTAAAGAATTCGAACAATATGAAAATCAAGCATCACCTGCTCTGGGTCAGCCTGAGTTAGAAGATAATGGAAAAGAAGCCAGTAAAGAATACGGTGATAAATATTTAGATAGCATACACAAACATTCAAAAGAAAAGAATGTTGGTAAAGTAGGTTTACCTGCTGATCAGAAGAATACAAAAGATGCATTTGATCCTTGGAAGCCTTGGACAGATGATCAGCAAGGTGGAAACAAGAGTCCTATGACTGATATTAAACGGGCTCCAAAGCCTGAGACATCAGCGGGACTATAAGGAAAATACTATGGATTTTAAAAACATCTTAACAAAATTCGATGACATGAAAAGCAAAGAAAAGAAAGTAGTCAAAAAAGAGTCTAAAAAAGTTAGACCTCTTAAGATGCTTACTGAATCAGATTCAGTAAGTGATACTTCAGGCCGCCTATCATCAATCCCGTCTCTAAAAGATGTATTTAATAGTCTTGTAGAAGGAGCAGTTACATTAGAACCAGTACAATCTGGCGCTCAAACAATCAAATCAGACGGTGAACCAGTTGGTGTAGCACATACTCCACAAGCCGCCAGTCAAATGAAATCAGCTATGGAAAAAGGCGAGATAACATTTGAAGAAGAAGATATGGACGAAGGTATTGTTTCTGACTTAATTGGAAAAGGAGCTACCGCAGTCGCATCGAATCCAGGCGTTAAAGATGCCGCAGGCCGACTAGCAACAGATGCAGTAGGGTCAGCAGTAAAGAATAGTCAAGGAACAATAGATTCTATGGCAAGCCGTGCAGGACAAACTGCAGGCAATGCCGCAGTTAGTCAAGTTAATAGAGCAATCCCAGGAGCTGTAAACACAGCAACTGATCAAGCAATCAGTAATCTCAAAGGGCCAGCAATTAAAACTGGCGCCGCGATAGCAGGTGCTACTGGTGCAGCCGCATACGGTGGAACTAAATTAGCAAATAATCAAAACAAAGATGATGTTAACGAAAAATGGTCAGGCGACACTGAGATTAAATCTACTGGTAAATGGGCTGATAAAACTATCGCTGAATTACAGAAAACCCGTTCAGCATTAAAAGACAAAGAAAACAGAACTTCAGAAGAAACTTCTAAATTAAGACAAATTAATTTCGCTATACGATCTAAAAGAGATTGGAAAGGTGACGTAGAAGAAGGTCTTACTGGAGCAGTAGCAGGTGGAGTACTAGGTGGTAAAGCAGGCGGTATCCCGGGTGCATTAGCAGGCGCCTATCTAGGGCACAAAACACAACAAGCAGGCAACGCAAACGAAGCAGATGGCTCAGGTTCATATGGTGGCCAATCTCCATTGACTTATGAAGACGGCGACTATGATGTCAAGCCTACTAGAAATCCTCAACCAGCTAAAGGCAAAGTCTTAAATCCTAAAGGAAAAACAGACGGTCAATCATCACCAGAAACTTATGTAGAGAGCAAGTCTCGCAAATTACCTAACATTTCACGTGTTAAAGCAATGTGCAATGAAGGTCTATCTACGTCAGCTATAACACAACTGCACCCTAAGTGCAATAAAAAAGAACTTACTATTATGATTAAAAATACAAAAGCAAACTTAAAAGAAGGCGCAGATCACATTCTTAAAGCGGCAAAACACATGGGTCATGCTCATGGGTTATGCAAAGGCTCATATGCATGTCCACATGACGAAGGTTCTGAAGGACATAGAGCATACCATGAAGGCTACAAATCAGGTCTTGATGAGTGTATGGGTATTCGCAACGAACCAGTTGTAGGAATGACAGGCAATCCAGACATGGACGAAGGTCTAGGTGGCGAAATAGTCGGTGGCATCGCTGGACATAAAGCAGGTGGAGCAATCGGCTCTACTATCGGCGGAGCTGTTGCAGGTGTTCCTGGAAAAGTAGTCGGTCAGATTGCAGGTGGTGCATTAGGTATGGCACTC